GCCTTAAATGGTGCCTTGGAGTGCCTTGATGATTGTGTTTTTAGTTGCAGAATCTTTTAATTCAAAGATCGGCTTGACTATATTTATAGTTTCTGTTAATTTTTGGATAACGGGAACACTGTGTACGTCTTCAATTAAACTGCCAATGACGTTGCCGTCATCGCTGACATATACACCTGATCGGTCAGGAACAAATCTAAATGTCCATACAGCATGTTTACCTTTAAACTCTGTGCCAAATCCTAGACCTTTAACATCCTTGACTTCCATCTGCGGGGCAGTGTCGTAGGTTATAATGGATCTGATTTCGACGCATTGTTTAAGTGTAGTAAAGTTTCTATGTTGATCGTGTTCAAGCTGACTGCCCTGTTTAGGTCTTGCAACCTTAGTGTCGGTGATATCGACTAATGTTTGTATTTCAATAACTTGCATAAAGTACCTATATAATTATAGATATTTATGTCAAAAGAAAAGGCGTATAAAAATACGCCTTTGTCACTTAATTTAAAAATTAAATGTTTGTTGCAACACCAGCAACTACTGATGTAGAAGCGTTATCTACGCTTTGTAGGTTACCAGAAGCCTGAACTAGGTCTTCTAAGTGAGCAGCGAAAGTTTCGCTGTTTGTGCCATCCCAGTAGTCAGTACCGAAGTTGCCACCAAGTGCAACAACACCGATAGAAATTTCTGTGTTGCTGTTCTGTGGGCTACCGATGATTTCGATAGAGCAAACTTGAGCAATAGCGTCAAGTGCTGCTACAACTGGTGAACGAACACCAGCGGCTGTTGCACCTAACTTAGCGTTGATAGCGCTTGGAAATGTCAACGTGAAAAACTGTAGTGTTGGTCCGTTCTTGAAAAGTGGTAATACAACCTTTTCGTTCTTTTTAATTTGTTCTGCCATTTTAATGGTCTCCTTGATCTTTTTTTTAAGCTCCCCTATGGAACTTGTATGTTTTTATTTAGTCTTTTTAGAAAAAAATACCTGTTATGGCCATTAATCTTCTTCTTTTACATCGCCTTCGATAATCTTAAGACTACGAGTAGTTTCTTTTATATCTCGAGCCTTGCGTATGCCTCGAGTAAACTTACTAGGATCACTGCCTTTAATGCTGTTAATAAACCTACGTTCTAATTCGTAGGCCTGCTCAGGCGGGAAATTTTCTTTGATTGTTGCCAGAAGATTAATGGCACTATTGATAACATGCGTGGCTCTAGACTCTATTACTGCTTCATTGTCTTTTTTGAATGTAATTGAGTTTAGTTCTTCTAGAAGACTTTTTGTGGCTCTTTTCAAGTTAGTATCCTTTGCAATATTTAGCGAATTTGTAATCATAGTATAGCATAATGATTGGAGGAATAAAACCTTGTAAATTGTGCGGTCGCAATATATAATATATAAATACTCAGTAGAAACCATGAGTCTCTACAGTTTAACACACAGGAAAAATATGAAATACATATCAGATAGAATGTTGGCTATTCTAGAACGTTTAAGTGAAATGTTCCCAGGATCTAGCTATCAAAGCCGTTTGGATCAATATCTAAGCACCAAAGGCATTACCGATGCCGCTCAGTTGGAAAACTACATCCGACAATTCAATTCTCAAAAGGAATCTTATCTATGAAAAACTTTTTAAACACATTATACCAATTTAGCCTAAGTATTGGACAGTCAAGAGCTGCGGCCGCAATGGCCCGTGCTGGTATGCATGAAGAAGCTAAAGCAATTATGATGGCCAAATAAGTTCCGATAAATATTGGCATGAAATTAGTGTACATACACGGTGCCAATGCCACCAGCGAGAGCTTTAACTATATCAAGAGTAAACTGGGCACAGGCCTTGACATTAACTATGACAGCCGCAACGGGTTTGAAAATAACCTAAAAGACATGCAGTTGACATTACAGGACCATAAGGACCTAGTTTTTGTTGCACATAGTCTAGGTGGTATATACAGTTTGCATTTGTCTAACTCAATGCCCAATGCTGTTAAGGGTGCTGTTACATTGAGTACACCTTATGGTGGTGCAGAAGTAGCAGATTATGCTCAATACTTCTTACCATTCAGCAGACTAATGCGAGACATTGGTCCTAGTTCGTGGGTTATGAAGCAGGCCAGCCGCATTAAGATACAGCATCCTTGGACCAACATAGTAACAGTCAAGGGCCAAAGTCCGTTTATGCATGAACCCAACGATGGTGTAGTAACCATTGCCAGTCAAAAGCATCATGCGGATATGGAATTAGTAGAAGTAGAATGTAATCACTACGAAGTTGTGCTCAGTGATCAAGTTGTTAAACTTGTTAAGGAACGAGTAAACAAGTTTAAAAAATAATTCATATCGCTTTACATACAGTTAGTAACACTGTATAATAAATATATACACAGCAATAATGCTGTTTACACATAGACATTAAACACACAGGAGATTAATATGTCAACAAAATTTGAAACCCCTAAGCTACCAGAAGTTAAATTTAACAAGAATGGTTACGAAATCCGTACTGATATTCTTGGTATGGCAAAAAGCCTAGTACAAGACGACTTTCAATCTAAGTTTGCAGGTTGGGAAATGACTGCTACTCGAGACGAGAAGACTGGTCAAATCGTTAGCACAGTAGCAATGCCAGCATTTCCAGGATTAGACAAGGTATTGGAAACAGCCGAAAAGATGTACAGCTTTGTTAACGCTGGCGTTAAGAAATAATTAATAATAATATAGGGCATAGCCCAAATAATATATAGTAAGTAAAAAAGGACCTTCGGGTCCTTTTTTTATAGTGGCTTGCTTTTTAAGTATTCCGGATAGCGTTTGTTAAAGTTACGCATAATAACTCCTGCTATTTCATGTGCTTGATTTTCGTGGGGACTGCCAGTTTCCCCACTGTCTGCATGTAATTCACCATTCATATTCTGTTTAAAATGCACTAGTTCGTGTGCTACGGTTCTTAGTATATCTACAGGATGACGATTAGACAATGCCACTGCCAGCATGTTGTCGTCCGGAGAATACATGCCAAAGCTAGGTTGATCGCCTGTATTTAAGTCCGGTGCAAAACGCATCTTAGGAAGACTGTCTACTTCTAGCACTTCCATAGCCAATGGCAGAAACTTTTTAAACATTTCTACAACATTGGCATTTTCCTGTGCGCCTTCAACAATAAACTGACTTGCTCTCATAGCAGTATTTAGCGTCGGACAAAGTGATAGTCTCCGTCGGGCCCGTTGTTGCTAAAAATACCCTGACAATCAAAACCTTGTTCATCCATATAGGCAATGACTTCGTCTTTTAACGGGGCGCCTTTATTATACTCTACTACCTGTAGTTCTAAGATAACGTGCTTTACGTCTTTAAGTGTTTCTACAGCACCTTTTAGTACATCAAGTTCTGCACCCTGTACATCCATTTTAACAAAGTCTGGTTTGGGGAATCTTTTAAGATTTGATACTGCATCAACTGTAACTGTTTTTAACTTACGCTTATGCGTGTCGTTGAAATAATTTACAGTATCTGGATTAACTACTTCGTTTTCTTTGTAGTAGCTGTTACCACCCGGGTGAATATCGTTTTGATAAAACTCAACTTCTTTGCCGGTTTCATTGCTCAGTACACCTATGTGGTATTTCATTCTGCGTTCTTGATACAAGAACTCTGTACTATCCATTGCTTCAAAAGCTACTATCTCTGCTTCAGGCCATATGCGGGCGGCTTCGTTGGTCCAGTGTAATACACAGGCTCCTATGTCGTAGATTACTTTAGGTTCAAGACCACTTGCTTTTAATCCGGCAAGATAATCTACATGACTTCTAGGTATCAATCGTTGACTGCCTAGTTCTCGCAATCTTGTTTGAATGTTGGCTACTGGGGACGTATCGATAGCAGGAATGTTATTATCAACGTTAAAAGTAAAACTGCCTGTGTGCTGACATTGTATAGTTGTATCAGCCCAAATCTTAAAACCCTTTTCTAGAGCTTTACGACAGAAGTCAACATCTTCTGAAACAGTGTCTTTGTGATTAATAGCACTATAATACTTAAACTGTGGGTAACCTATGGCTTTGAATACTTCTGCTTTAACCAGCACACAGCCAAACCCACATCCTGCAATTTCAACCAATCCCCTGTCTTTAATTTTACCGTAGGGTATATTAGTAACTCCGCCGTGATCAGTCTGCTCGTAGACCTCAAGTATATGCAGTCCAGGCTTGCGTTGTATATACAGGCCGCTGACAACATCCTTGTCATGTGCTAGAAGTTTTGATAGTGTATCTTTAGAGAAAGCAATGTCGCTGTCTACACTGAATAGGTAATCAAATCCATTGACTACCCAATCTGCTATCAAGTTGCGAACTTGATCTATGTTGTAGCCATAGAAGAACTGAAACGTAGTTTCATAACCTTCTGGTACTTCTAAATCATATATGGCCTTGAATGTATCAGGCTCTATGTTACGGGCTGTAGGGATTCCTATCAGTATCTTTTTTTTTGAAGCATTCATTTTCTTTACAATTATTTGTGCGTTTTGGTTTTGCTCAACGGCATTAACTTTATAATCGTTGAGTGGATTACTATCATTGTAGTTATACACTATGTCTTGTAGACATTTAACTT